AATTTCGTCTTCATAATCTTCTACGATATCGTTCATGTCTTTGGTTCCATCTTATTGAGGGAGGTGATACTCCACGGGGTTATTTGTACTTCCAGCCAAAACCACCATGAGTTTTAGCGTTACCTTTACATACTCTACAAATCTTGTTGGGTATAAGTCCTAATGTTTCAGCAGCCTTAGATGCAGATTCCCATTCTTGCACTTCTACGAAGTGTACTACAGGTACAAGTACCTTTCTAAGTTGTATTACCGCTACTCTTGCAGTAGTTTCACTGGAGTTCTGTGATAGAGTTATCCATCTACAGTTACTTTTAGTGTAATCCTTAGAGCTATCCTCTCGGTCTATGGTAAGACCTTCTTCATAGCTACTACCCATATCCTCCCAGAAACCTTCCCATGTATTCCACTTGGGATCTATACAAATACCCTTGCCACCATAGATATGATACTTCTGGTTCTTAGGGTTATTGCATCTCTGGAGCATACTTTGCCATACATTGTACAGCTTGGTTCCTGCTTTGCCATGCCTGATATTTTGAGTACCCCTGCAGTCTATGCAAGTATTACCTTTAATACCCTTAGCTTTTAACAGTCTTAAATGCTTTAAACAAACAGGGCATTCAAATAAGCAGTATGATGCAGTTCTTTCTGTACCATACCGCTTATCTATACTACCTGTTTTCTGTACACCGAGCTCTTCTACGATATTCATGAAATATACTACCTTCTTTAGTTACGAAGAAGATAGCATATCACACTCCTACCTTAGGATCAAAACTCTGCGACAGTTTTTATTAAGGCAATGCGTTCGGAACGGAGTGCCATAAAGCCCGAATACCACTTAATACTGGTAAATCCTTTTTCGCCGTATGGATCGTTCTCACTTGAGTAAGAGATATCAGACTCAGGCTTAACATGCTTGATCTTGAACTTCACACCCTTACCATCAGTAGCAAAACCAATAGTAGTGAATGAACCAGCACCAACTACAAGCATTGGGAATACATCATACTTGTAAGCACCAGACTCAGTAGCTGAGAAGTGGAATAACTCTCCACCATCAGGATCAGCAACAGTAGCACCAGAAGCTTCCCACTTCATCATTTCAGGAACAACAATGAATCGGAAGTTATCAATAGCACCAACTTCACCGCGAGCAGTAGTACCAGCAGAAGCATATTGAGCCAGAGGAATGAATGCCTTATTCCCATGGTAATCAGTCATACGCATCAGAGAAGGTAACAACTCAGAACCAATGAACATGTAATGAGCAGCATTCACTACCTTGGTATCAATCATTCTTGAACCAGTGATAATGGTAGTCTTGGTAGGAGTTCGGTTATTAGCCAACTCAATAGCTAGTTTAACAAGATCGTCATAAGCGATAGTGTCACCAGCAGCCAGAGTAATACCACCGTTAAGAGTAGCTACAGAAGTAGCATCACCCGTATAACGAATGGTTCCAGCAGCATTCAACAACTCGATCTGAAGCTCATCTTCCATCAACTCGTTAGCAGCTTTAACCAACTCAGAACGCTTGTGCATCTCAAGCTGATCATCGGTATCAAAGTCCACAGACTCTTTAGTATAGTCCTCGAAGAAACCACGCTTGTTAAGAGTTGATTGGATCTGAATACGCTTCATACCAACTCGGTTAACTCGTCCACCAGATTCAGTTAAAGCAGGAATCTTAGCAGTAATGGTTCCAACATCTTTAGAAGAACCGTACAAGTTACCGTAGTCAGGAAGAACACCTGAATCAGCTAGTGTGAATAACCAAGTACCAGCACCAGGCCCACCAGTTGCAGCAGTACCAGTACCTGCACCATCCCAACCTGCATCAGCAAACTCTAAGAAAGTGTCACTAGCAGTGTTATAGCCCTCTAACAAGAAGTAAGCAATAGCCTTACCAAATGCTTCCAGAGTAGCGTTAGCCAGTGCAGTTGAGTAAGTAGCATTTGCACTCATACCTTCGAAGTACAATGCATTAGCAGAACCACCAGCACTCTCAGCTGGAAGAGATGAATCAACTGCTTTAACTACATACTTAGCAATAGCACCGTTAGTTGCAGTAGATACACCATTAGCATCAATACCCTGATCATTGATATTACGATCATCAAGGATAGGTAAGTAATGATACTGTTTAATTGTTTTACCCATGTGTTTAGGCATGGTTCGAGTGTCAGCCATCTGACCGAAATACATCTCTTTAGCAGTTTCTACTAAAGCCTGCTTGTGCCATGCATCTGTACGGATCTGAGATCCGATGCTGGAGTTGGAACCTGTTCCATATACTTGAGCCATGATTAATACCTATAATGATTGATTACATATATTTACTACTAAACTTTTCGAATTCTTCATCTGTCATATTCAGAGGATTGAACTCTTCTTGTACCTTTTTAGTAGCAGTTGTTTTAGTTGAACCTGTAGCTTTCTTTCTATTAGTAAGCTTTGGATCGACAGTTTTCTTTGGAGTTACATTTGGAGACTCTGTTTTTACAGGAGCTTGTAAGCTACCGTTAGAACTGAGCAATTCCCCTACTTGCCTGTAAGCCTCTATATCAGAGACTCCTGAAAGTCTTCCTAGCATTCTCTCAGATTCAATAACCTTGTTTATTTGCTGGTAGATACCAGATTCAACATGCTCATTGATAACCTTGATCACACTTGGATTAGCCAACAGTACCTGCTTACTACTGTCATCCCACTTATTGCTAATAATATCTACAGTATCATTATAGGATTTTGTGTCTCGAATCTCATCGAGTATGCTGTCCAGATCAACTTCTTTATCATCTACAGTGTAAGTGTTAGGCGTATATTCAACTGGAGCATCTGGATCTAATTCAAGCAGATCCACCCCACTTTCTTTTATAAACTTCTTAACAGCAGCTGGATCTTTCTTATCCAGATCTATTAAATAACTCAGTTTAGATTCACTTAGCAAACCAGAATTATCGAGCATTTTAATAAGTTTTAGATTTGGCTTTAAACCAGCCATCTTCTTATTATAATTGGCTCCCATCTGCATGAGCGTAATTGCATCTTGAACATTGTTAACTTGTACTTCTTTTCCATTCGCTTTGAATGGAGTTAATAGTTTCTTATACTCCTCTTCAAAATTAATAGCTGCTTCTTCTTCGGGAGTAGTCTCAGGGTCTTCAGGAGCCTCTGTAGAATCGTTGCCAGAGTCCTCCCCTTCCTCATCCTCACCATTGGGTTCCTCATCTGTATCCTCGTCTTCAGGCTCATCTGAGGCCTCTTCCTGCCCATTCTCTTCTATTTCTTCTGGATCTGCAACTTCCTCAGATTCCTCTTGAGCCATGGAATCTACATCAAAAGCAGCAAACTCCTCATCAGTCATATTCAGAACATCTACTTCAGCAGTCATCAGAATTCCCCTTATAGCTGCTCAGCTAATATTTCAGATCGGGTTTCTTCCTCTGCCAGAAGAGTTCGTTCTGCTGTGTTACCAAATTGCATAACACCATTCAAATAACTAAAGAGTGAGCCAATAGCATCAATCTGAGTGATGATACTCTTCTGATTGGCTTCATCTTGCATATCTGGATTAGACTTACGCATTACTAATGCAATAGCCTGATTCTCAAAGTAACCATCAACGATGATCTTCTGATAGCTAGGATTCTGCATTAACTTAATTAACTCATTTCGTTTAGCAATTGCTTCCTGAGCTTGTTTGATGGAGATTTCTACAGCTTCTAATTGGTCATTCATAATAATCTTCTCATGTTTCCCCCAGCATTACCTGTAGGATATGGGTTAGTGTTCTATTACAGTTTAATACGTACTTCACCAGTTGAAGTGCTATACAGCATTCCAGCACTCATCGTAGATGCAGTTACGGCAGCAGCTTCAGATGCATAAGTGCGTAAACCAGTAAACTTATTATCAGTACCTGAGAATACGTTATCAGCAGCTACCTTAGCGATTACTGCTAATGCACCTGTAGATGTATCTGTAGCTATCTTAAACTTGATGGATTCAATTGTTTCTTGGGTCATCACTTTTCACCTTTGGGTTGTTGTCTATTTAATAAAGTTTCACCAGCTTTAACATCAAGATCAGCTTTACTCTTTGCATGTATCTTATCTAAATCTCTTAGGTGCTTAGTTGAACTCTCTTGCTCAACAAAGTCTAAGTCTGTTAAGTCAGCTTGGCTATCTAGGTTTCTACCTTTAGCTAACTCAGTCTGAGTCTTGGCTTGTTTCAGTCCTACATCTACTTGGTTCTCTTGTCCTTTAGCCTGCTCATTCATTACCTGAGCTTCAAGTAAAGCTACCTCCAGTTCTGCCCTTCTCTGAGCCAATGGATCAGGGGTAGGTTGATACTCAGCAATTTGTTTAGCCAGTGTAGGCATCTTACGCAATCGAGCAATCTCAGCACGTATAATACGAGTCTCGGCAGGATCACTACTTGGCCCAATTGTCTGTAGCATAAAGGCTAATTCTTGTGCCTTCTCATTATCTGCTTCAGCAGTACTAATGGTTAAGCGTAGATCATAATTGCCTGCAAGATCATCTCGTCTAACAGTAACAAACTCTTCATTTGTAATACGAACCACTTCTTCTTCACTTAGGAAGACAGCATTCATAGCCACAATCTTACGACCAATCTGCTTAACACCTTCAGCTAGTCTGCGAAGGATACCTAACTCTCGCTTAGAAGTCGCATCTAAGGCACTTCTAATGCCCGTAGCAGTGTTTCCAAGAGCCTGACCTGTAATACCACTACTGAACGCTTTAACACCTGTAAGACTCTCTGCTTCCTGGTTCTGCATCTGTATCATGATCTGAGCAGATTGAGGAATCTCAGGGTATTGGTGCATATAGAATACATCTTGCGGAGAGACTCCAGGATTATATTCATAGTCTAAACCTGCATCAAACTTACGCTTATTCGTAATATCTAAAGCGTCCTTACGACTACCCTGCTGAGCGTTAGCACTTCGACCCATGATATCTATCATGCCTCTAGTGACTGCTCCTACGATCTGCTGATTGTCCTCTAGCAGCTCTCCATCAGGTTCACCGTATACAGACTTTCTAACAGGTAGATATTGAGCAGAAACAAATGGATGTTTCTTATCAGGGAAAGGGTTCTCCTCTAAGCGAAGCATTACACCATTAGCAAAGGTAGCTACTATTGGTTCCACTCTACCTGAACCATGAATATCCCACTCACCCCAATACTCAAATGCAACAAACCTCTTTCTTGGTTTATCCTTGAAGTTGAAGGTGGTGTCTTCATCTGTTTGATGATCTGGTTCACTCAATACAGAAGAGTTACTTACATGGATCTGATCCAAGTTAGAATATCTACCATCCTTCTCAAGTTCGGAGAGAGAAGTCTCAAATGAGTAGATAATGAACCTAGCTTTCTCCAAGTCACCTTGAGCAGTAGGATCTACTGTCAGGTTACGGTAATCACATATCTCAATAGTAGGTTGGTTTCTAACTACCTTATCTTGAACCTCTATATGAGAACCTACTTGGACTTGTTCATAAGGAGGTTGTCCTGCTTGAAGCATCTGAGCAGCAAGAGCAGTATCTTGGATAGGTTGAATAGCAAAGTCAGGAACCTCTACTTCAACCTGTTTAATATGTTCTTCCCAGCCTACCCTTACAATGACAGTACCTTCATCAACAGCAGTACGAACATACTGATCAATAAAAGAGACCTTCTGTAGCTTGGTATTAAACTGGTTATTAAGCACTAGAGCATTCTGTATGGCTCCAGTCTTATCCTCATAAGTAATAGGATCAATATTAAAGAGATCATCAGTACTTAAGAATGGTTCACTCAACGAAGCATACCGCCATTCAGCCTGCTTACGAATAAGCTTAGGCTGTACATTGGATCGGTTCTTAATCTTCTTAAGCTTAGCAGAACCCTCAATATTGAGGTTATCTAACCAAGTATCAATCTTGGCTATCTGGGCATCTGTAGTTGCTTTAGCTTCTGTAAGGTCTCCCTTAAGATCAGCAACAGTAGGAGGATTCTTCCAATCTGTAAGCTTCTCAGAAGGAGTCATCTCGATATCTTCTTCATGCTCGGAATGATCAGTCATTAAAATATATCCACATAAGCGATTGACCATGCAGTAGTATTAGTACCTGCACCTGCAATAATTTCTTCCATAGTAACTAAGAATTCTGTACCTGCTGTAGCAAATATATCCAGAGCAGCATAGTCAGTAGCCTTACTAGTTCTACTAGATCCAGCTCCTGAGGCAACAGCTATTAGAGAAGAATGAGCCAGAGTGAAATTAGTAATTACTACAGAACCTCCTACTGCAACATCTGTAGAAATTTCCAGAGGACTCGTTGAAACAATAGCTGCAAAGTTACCTTTAACTTCAGCAGCACCTACAGTTCCCGGAG